CTTTAATGCTGTTTCTTTTCTAGTAATCCCTTCTTCATCTCCTGTAGATAAATATGCTCTATATTCTTTTCGCCTTTTAGAATATTCTCCTACTAGTAAGTTTATCTTACTGTTTTCTATTCCTACGTGCTGAAAGCTTGCGGGAAGAGTAGATAAGTCTAGATTGTCAGGATTAATAAATCTTTCAAAATCTTTTGAGTTAATAATGTTAGCTCTAAGATTGTAATTAGTTTTTTTGTTTCGGAAGTTAGATCTGAGGTCAGTATCTGATACAAGAATATTCTCTGCGTAATCTATATTCTTTTCGTACCATTTTTTGTTTTTCTTCTTATCAGATAATTTTTGTCGTGGGAAGCTTAAGTATCCCTGCATTTTTATTGGCGAATCCTGACTCATAGTAATTTTTTGTTAAAATGCAAATTTAATCATAAAAATTTGAACCTCTTGCATTAATTGGTTTCTTTTTTAATACTCCCATCTTAGCCCAATAAGGATCATCTAGGAATGTTTTAACTTCTTCTTTACGTTTTTCGGTAGTACGCATCATAGTAGCATCATGCCATAGTAACATACCTAACGAAGAAACACGGTCAAAGTTTCCATACTGATTCCACATTATTAATTCCTTTAATAACGCAGGTGAGTATATGGTCTCTAATGCTCTTACTTCTGAATTTTCAGAAATTCTCTCCAGTAACCACGATTTAATAAAATCTCTTGCTGTCTGATTTACCTTACCTGACGCATTTATTCCCTTAGATGTATTAGTTCCCTGTCTAAATGTATCTGAGTTACGTAGTTGATAAGGTGTATCTGCTAACAAATATAAGCATTTTTGCTTTTCAAAGTACGTAAATAATCCTGGAAGGTTTTGCTCATACATTCCCGTAGCATTAAAATACATTAGTAATTTACGACAAGTTTCATAAAAATCATTAGGATTATCTGTACGTCCTGTGTACTCTGCTACTATCTGACGTGTGTATCTATTCATTATAAAAATAGACGGCAGTGAATCTGTAGTAGACCTAGCTTTATCTACAACATCCATTCCTCCGATGTATGTTCCATATGGTACTACGTTCTCATCATTCTTCTGAGGCTTTACCCATATTTCTACCATTCCTTTTTTATCTTCTCCTCTAGTAAGTGGGAAGTTTCTTATAGGCCTAGCATCTTGTACAGTATTAAATTCTACTTTACTGTCTTTGTCAAAAACTAAATAACCTTTAAAAGAGCTTTCTTTGTATTTATTAAATTTACCTCCTTCTACTTCTGCTAATTGTTCTTTTAGTAATAGTGTTGGAAAATAAGCACCTTCTACAACCAAAAATGCTTCTGAAGGCATAATAGGTCCGTTAATTATTTCTGTATGGTAAACTGATGGGTCATTGGCTTTTTTTGCTTGGTCTCTTCTAGACTTAATGTACATTCTAGCTAAGGACTCATCGGTAACTTTATCAGGACCCTTTTTAAATTCATTAAGTGTTTTCCAATAAGGAACAAAGTATCCTATAGTTCCTCTGTTCTCATACTCATCGTTAAATACTATACAATTGTATTCCGAAGGATTTCTAAAAATAGATTCTGCATATAAGGCTGCTTGGCCAGAGACAAGACCTCCTGTACCAAGAGCCCATATAACTAAATTCTTTTTTTGCTTAGAAGCTTGTGTTGCTTCTATCGCTCCCCACGCCTCTTTCACGTTAGTCATGAATCCTATCTCATCTAGAATACATAAGTTAGGTCTAGTACCGTTGGCCGCTAGTGGATTATCTTTAAATGTTCTATGTCGTAGTAAAGAACCTGTTCGAGAAGTATATTCTCTATTAGGGGCAAGTGATCCTGTATATGCAACCATTAGTGGGGAAGGATAAAACTCATCTCCTATTCTGTATGAGCCCGCATAATTTTCAAAAGCTGCTTTACATTTTTTAATAAGAGGTTCGGTATACTTTGTATCAATAGCACCTATGATAGTATCTGATGCTATGTATTGTTTAGCTTTTTTTCTTTCTAGATAATTATCATAATCAGTAGCACCGTCAAAAAGATAGTTATGGGATGCTAGGCCGGAAGAAGCATATGATTTACCACCACCCCTAGATTGGATACTTATAAAATGTTTAGCAGAATTTTTGTATAAAGGTTTTCCTAAAGATTTGCCGTGGTTTCTAGTTAAGTATTCTCTAGCGTCTATGTAATTTTTAGAGTTAGCTTCTTTTTCAGTAATTCTATTTAGCTTTATAGAAAGCTCTTTCTCTGGCCCATACTTCCTATCACAAGTATTCTTAGTATCTTTTTCAAAACCTGAAAAGCCTCTGCATTCTTCATATGCTAAAAATAATTCCCAATCTATATCTCTGAGCCAAGGTAGCCCTAATGCTTGGGCTACTGATGACTCATCTTCGAAAAGTATGTTATGGAAATTAACATAATAATATAACGGACCAGGCATCCATTTACCACCTGTCCAATACCCTTCTATACATCTGCGTTTTTGAACGCCCCAAAATGTTATGCGTTCATAATATTGCAGTTCGGGATGAAAATTAGGAATCTCATCAAGTATGAAGTTAGTATTGTTAATCATCTATAGGAAATTTATCCCTTAATTCTGTAAAAATATGTCTTTGTAATCTTTTACCTTTTCCTCCCTTAATAATAAAAAAATTATGTAATTCTTCTGGATTTTCTTCCATCCATTCTTTTATAGTCTTAACAGTACTTTTTATTCTAAGAGCGTCATTCCAATATAAGTTTTTATTTAATTTTAATCTTTTCATATTTATTATATTTATTATATTTCATCTGAATCTGATAGTGATGCTATTTTAGTTCCTTTCTTTTTAGTCTTCTCATCCTCATAAGATTCTTTAATTCTTTTATAGTCATCAAACATTTTAGGAGTAGAAGCTAGAGCTTTATCTAGTTTTAGTATTATATCAGCGTCTCTGGCCTCTAAAGCATCTACATAAAACTCTTTGACTCCTCTGTCTCTCAATGCCATAATCTCGTCCCAATTTTGTAGTGCACGTTCTGCAGGACTCAGTACTACATTCTTATATAACTCTAAAAGTTCACTGTAGGTTTCCCATTTAAAGTCTTTTTGATTTATAAAGTCTCTGGCAATAACTTCTTCTTTATCAGGAAGATTATATAATTTAGATTCAGGGTGACTATGAAGATGAATAGCCCACATGATACGTGAGCTATTAACTTTGTTTTTAGATTTGTCCTTAGAGTATAATTCATTAAACTCTTTTGGTATCTTTAATTCTGGGTATTCATCCCAAAAGATATTTTCAAAATTAATCCTCATTTTTCTTTTTTTCTATGCAATAGTTAGCATGTCTTATGTTTCTTATGTTAGGTTTAAACTTACCAAAGTTATCTATATGAATAGTTTTAAATTTATTTTTATTATATAAACCGTCTTCTTTTTTATCAGGATCACTTATCGAACCTGCTATCTTTTGTATAAAAAGATGAAACACTTCTTCTGCTACTCCTATAGGTATGTTATGAGTTTTCGCTAACTCTCTCAATATTTTCTTTTGGCTTTTTTTCAACTTTAACAGGTTTTACAGCTTTAGCTACAGGCTTATTAATTAAGTTAATCTCTATCTTAAACCCATCTTTATCAGGTTTAAATAATAATTCTTTATGGATAATATTATTTTCATCCATAATAGGAGTTCCTAAAAAACTTTTCTTTTTTAACCTGGATATAATACCATTAAAGTGTTTTTCTTCAATTTCTAATAGCTCTCTTATCTCTTTACGCATATCAGTACTCAAGATAAACTTGGCCCTCTTGTCTTCAGGAAGTGCCTCGTACTCTTGATTTAATCTAATAAGCTCTGATAAGACCTCACGTTCTTGTGGAGTTAGCTCCAACATAAAATTCAAGAACGCAAGGATTTGCTTATAGATTTTGCTGTCATTCGTTGGTAATGTGATAATCTTTTTTATCATGCTTTTCTAGCTTCTTCCTGAAGCTTTATATCAGTATTTAACATTTTAGCTAATTGATACCAGCTCAACATTGCTGTTTCTGTTAAGGCTGTCATTACATGAAGTATTACATTATACTCCATATTCTTAACATCAATATTAGCAGGTCTTTCAAATTTAAACTCTTGTACAGTTTTATCTGGATATCCTAGTTCTGACACAATTATTTCAAACTTCCATCCTTTAAACTTATCTTCTTCTACAGAATAGCTTTTATACTTAAACTGCATTCCTGAAGCTGCTGAGTTTTCAGTCGCTGCCATAAATGTTGTAGCTAGTATCTCTTTAGCTACTTCAAGTTTCTCTTTCGTTCCCATAAATATTTACTTCCATTTTAAAAAATAAACTATCTGTGCTCATCACAAAATATTTTACTTCTAAGTTTTTACTATAATCTAATTCATAGTTTCGGAACTGCTCTCTAAGAGTCAGCTCCTTTTCCATTAAGTCTGCAAAATTACTGCTTATATAACTATGATTTACGTGCATCTATAATTAGCACCTCTGGGTAAGCCCCCGATGGATCAATAGTCATTTGTGCAGTTAAAGCACAGCCATACTTTTCTAGTATTGCTGCAAGCTCTTTTCCACATTCTGCTCTAGCTGTTTCTCTCATTTTAGCAGCTTCTTCCATTAATTGTTCTGGAGTCTCCTCATTTACCTCAGTAGCCTCTTCGATTTCTTTTGTTTTAGTCATTTTAATTTTTTTAAGTTGAAAACATACTCATATTTAACATGTATTTCCCTCTAGTCTCCGTAGTAAGAATAAGTTTCCTTTGCTTTAAAGAAGCTATGTGCTTATCTAAAGTAGGAGGACTGATGTTAAGCTTTGCTCTAATATGTTGCTTATTTTCTTTATCAGCATACCAGGTATTTCTTTCCATATCAGTCTGATTAAGTATATAATATAATACGTGAAAGGTAGCATCTTTAGACTTTAAAAGAATACTATCTTTGGTATCTAGATATACGGTTATCATCTTTCTCTTTCTTCGTTTATAGTAGTTATACATTGCAAATATACGAATTTGATAGTACAAATATCAAAAAAATTATAATACTATACAAACTTTATAGTAATAATATACAATATTGATAGTAACAATAGGATTATTGCACTCTTTTGTGTGTAGTATTATCGTAATAGATATCAATAACACTTCCTTTATAATCAGTATCTACCTCTTGGCCATGGATATTAAAGGTTTTCCATATCTTTTTATTCACTTCTTTCATCACAACAGCTACAGGATTAAATCCTTCAGTAGTCCCATCGTAATCTGTTTGTGTGAGCCTATAATAAGATATTCCATTATAAGGATCTCTGTCTATCATCATATAAACCATATCTTGATTAATATTTCCAGCACCTTCTTTAGTTCCTACTAATTCCCAAGTAGCACAATCTGTGGATCTATATAAACTAAAATAATCATTATTAACTTGAGACGCTACTTCCCATTCTAATAGTACATTTCCTTGACTAGGTATGGCTAAAAAAGATTTAAGTACTATTGGTAAAGAGCCTCCTATAGAAGTAATTTCTAATATAAATCCTGGGTCTCTTACACTACCATCTGATGACCATAGTAATGTCAATGCTCGAGAAGTATCTGTAGATGATATTGTAAGTGGTAAAGTATTACCACAAAATCTACCTATTAAACTATCAAATGTAGAACCGTGATATACTTCTAAATAATCATAATTGCAATTAGGTTCATATTCTATATCCATAAACATAAAATTTATAGTAGTATAACCTACTGAAGCAGGATAAATAGTAAGAGCTCCTAAACCATTATTAGCATATCGTTGTGTGTAGCCATCATCATATACAAAACCATAATCACTTTCCCAATCGTACCAAAAACCATCGTTAGGCATTAGTACTGTTTGTGAGCAGCATTTAAATAAGCTGACTAGTATTAATAGTACAATAATGGTTGTTAGTGTGAGTGTACATATACATTTATCTATAAAATTTCGATGTTTCATGAGGTAGGATTTTAGTTATATAAAGATATAAAAAGTAATTGGATAAATCCTTGTGAGTATGGAAAATTTTCACTATGAAAAGCTTACTATCATGTTTGTGGTAGTAGTAACCATACTAAACATGGTAGCTGGACTACCATAAACGTGATAGTAGTGGCCAACCGTTTGTGATAGTACAAAAACACTTAAGTTGTTGGTCCATAGTGTATTAGCTATAATTTTAGTGTTTTTTTATTATATATATAAATCTATAAGATTTTAACTATCTATATAATCTTCATCCATAATTACATCTATCTTATCTAATTCACCTGAAGTTTTATAACAAACTACTATAGTAAATTGTGGATAATCAAAAGTACACCCTATTAAATTATGTAATGTGCTGTATCCCATTTTAGTTCCTATAAATTCCATACTTCAAATATCCGATATTATTTTGACTTTGGAAAATATACCCCCCCCCTTCTATATTATTTTGCCTTTAGAAAATAAAGACGTGGTTACCACCTAAACAACAGACCCTTGCTAAAGTACAGGCGGGCAAACATACCCCGCTCAAAAAAAATAAAAACTATGGGAAATTTAGCACAACTCTCCGCTTTATGCCAAGAACACGGCATCAAGTCTTACGGAGCGCCACTCTACGCGAAAGTAGAAGGAACTGATTCATTCACTCTTGAAGCAGGAGAGTTCATCCTTGAGGAGAACAACTTCAGCTTTGAGCACCAAGGTGTTAAGCACTACGGTACTATCCGTTCTGAAAGAATGGAGGCTATCAATAAGCTGACACCTGCGAAGCTCGCAAAGCTTACCATCTCAGTGTCTGTCCTTGTGGCAGTGCGTGATGCAGAGGGAACAGGGGACTACGGAGATTGGTCAGTAGCCAAAGGCACAACAAAGCTATTCGCAGAGTAATCTGTGAACGGGAGGAGGCGCAAGCCTCTTCCTTTTTTTCTACCATATTATTGAATTAGATTATAAACCTTTTAAAAAACTATGAAGTTATGAAGAAATATGTTCTTTTTAATGGAGTTCTAATGCTCGTCGAGGATTACAACGACATGATTGCCGACAGAGGGTAATCATTGTCTTTCCAATCGTCTAACAAACGGAGACTCGTCATCTTGGCAACAGAATTGACGGCTATTCATTATTAATTATAGCTTAAACTTATTCGGATGCAGTATAAAAACCGTAGGCTTGAATCCTGGAAACTGTGAGTGCGTAAGCATCTCTAGTAGAGTCACGAGATGTGGCTCTACTTTTTTATTATTATACACTTTCGGAGCCTAATTAAGCTCTTAAATCAAGGGATTTAAAGATTAGCTACCTTTAAATTGTCTGTAATGTAGGAAGTGTATTATATTTACAGTATGTCTATGGAAAGCTACATTTCCAGAGTAGACTTAGAGATAGTACATAGACTACTGTTTAAATTACAATGTAGGTAGTGTGGACAGGAATAGAGCTTGCAGATTACTGTCACCTTATAGTAGAAATACTGTAATGGTTGGAGGGCAAGTACATTGTAATCAAAACATTAGAAAGGCTGTAAGTCTACCACGCAATAGGAGTCGTGATTAGGACATAGTAGTATTTATACTGCAACAGCGTATACCTCAGCAAGTAGACAAAAGGCTTATTTATTATTTATTAATCTTTTAATACTTAAAACTTATGACATTTATATCACAAACACCATCAGATAATGATGGAAATTATACCATAACTTGGAAAGACCAAGATGGTAATATAGTGTTAACTAAACATAACATTATGATTTTTTAATTTATTAATCCTTTAATACTAAACCGTTATGGAAAATCACTTATTTAGAATGCATCATAAAATAAAACTACAACTTGATGCTATCTGCCAAGAAGCAGGAGATATGAATGTAGAAGAATTTATGCAAGTGTATGAATCTCTTAAGCCTAATGCTAAACCTATTACGTCTATTAATCGTAACTTCCAAGAAGATGCTCTTGATGCAATGGATTATGGACAAGATGAATCAGATATTTATTAAACTTATTAATCCTTTAATACTTAAAACTTATGAAAAACTTCCTTAAAAGAGAATATATAATTAGTAGATGTGATTCATATGAATCTATTCATACTGAATATGCTTACTGCAAATTCTTCCTTAGAATTAAATATTGCAGATACTATACTTCTTTCCATACTATCATTCCATCTAAATTAAGTCGTAAACTATATTCTTGGTTTCGGTTAAGTTTTCTTATTAAATTAACATTTAATAATAATATTGATTTTGAAAGAGTTGATCCATCTAAAGACCAAGTAACATATTGGCAACCTTGGATGAATATTAATTGATGCAGAGTGGACTAAGGTCGACATAACATGCGGTAAATACGACAACTTCGTTGAAAAAAGGCCGTCTCTGATTATGGAAGCAGACGTGCTTGCCTTACTCTGCATCTTATAACAACAATAGCACTA